ACATGCTCGAAGTGTATTCTGCACCACATGCTATGTTAAGTGTCTTGTTAACTTCGTCTATACCAACTGTTACTTCAACTTGTCCAGCCACAGGTACTTCTTCGGATTGCAATCCGGTAAAACAAGGACCTATTACATAGATTCTATCGTTATTGACTAATGCTGTTTCAGTAACACCGTCAATTATTAGAGAAGTACCCGCACCGTTCATAGCATTTACTATTCCTATTCTTGTGTAAGTAGAGGCTTCATTATGTTGACCGGTCCCCGCATCACTTTTGTAAATCGCTTGTCCACTATGTAACACTTTAGTAGCCGCTACATTGTCTACTGTAATTGTAGACTGACCTGCGGCCACTCCACTACCATCATTAACTAATAGCCCTGTCCATACACCGCTTGTTATGTTTCCACCGGCCATCATTACATCACTTAAAAAATCATCATATTTGACGGTTGTACCACCATTTCTAAAAGTACCAGTCAATAATGTTAGGTTTCCTAGTGTAGTAACCCTAATATCTGTTTCTGTAGTACCCATATTTAATCATCTCCTTAAGAACGGCGACCTATTGCTAAGAAAGTTCCGGCTTTTGTAGTTTGAGTTTTAGCAGGGGGGGTTATTGTAATTAAGGTGGAATTGCCTAAACTTAAAGTCCCTATGTCTAAAACACCGTTAACTAATTGTGCGGCGTATGTAGTACCACCGGTAACATCTATATCTTCTATTCTAAAGACATTTGGTTCTACGGGATTAAGTATAAACGCATCAATTGATGCAAGTTGAGAAGATAAATCTATTGCGACATCTCCTGCTTCATAACTTCCTGTTACAATCATTCTATCTCCGAACACTGTCGGTCTTGGGTCTATAGTTACTGCCATTATTCTTCACTTCCTGTTTCTGTGGTATCTTCTACTTCACTTAAAACTTCCTCGACTACAGGGGGATTTAAATGAGAATCCACCAAAGCCAAAGCCGCCGTTTTAGTTAAATAACCTGCGCCTGTTTTAACTTCATTATCTTTAAGCCAGTTTAGAATATCTTTCCTAGCCCATGCAATATCCGGTATACCGTCATCTTTCAAGTCAACAGTTTCTCCTTCATCGTCTTCAATAAGGAAGGTTCTAGTATCTAATGTGTGTCGCCACTTGTTAAGCCACTCTTGAGAAACTTCGGTAGGTTTACCCCTTACCCAAACTCCCTTAGAGCCGACCATTCGGGATTCGTAATAAACCCCTTTATAGGTTACTGTAGGCAATTAGCCCACCTCAGTTTAGTAGAACTACTGTTACTGTTCCTGCGGTAGCCGCTTCACCATGTAGTACGATTGCAGGGTCACTTCCGCCACTCTTTGCCGCAGGTGCAAGCCCTGCGTTAGTAAATTCTGCTGATAGTGTTTTGTCTGCTACTGCACAAGTAGTACCGAGAATAGCGATAGCCTTTGAAGCACCTGCGGTTAGAACCAATACTTGTTCAGCCGCATCTGCTAGAGTAAAAGCGATAGTTACCATTCTCATACTTCCAACTGCGTTTCCGTCAGTATTAGCGGCGTTAAAACCTGCTAATGTACCCGGATAAGAGCCACCTGCATTTCCATCTAACCAACCTGTTTCATCTATAGGTGTTCCAGTTCTCATGTCAAGGTCTAGTAAAACTGATACAGTTCCGCTAGTAAAATCCCCGTCATCAAACGATATTGTCAATCCTTTTCTTGTATATGTTTCTGTTGCCATATTTAATCATCTCCTTAATATTTTTTTCTCCATTAATCCTCACTGTAGGTCACGAATCGAGCCATGTCCTCCAAAGAAAGTAGTCCAAACTTCTCCCATTGAACGGTACATACCCTCTTGTCCTAGACGGTTAATAGCGAATGGGTCACCGGTTTCGATACCGGATTCAAAGTATTGAGTTGGTATAGCAGTTGAGAAGTATAGGTAATCAGTATCTAGGAAGTACATACGGGATATTCCGTCTTTTTGTATGTCCTTAGATGGGATAATTGGTACACCATTGTAGGTTGCTACGATGAAACCGGCTTCAATACCCGGTACACCCTTAACACCGTTGTAGGTTGGTGTAACTCTCTTCTCTTCCATGAACCTTTGTTGGCTTTGTAGTAGTTGTTGTAATCTCATTAGAGTGTCATATCCAGTTAGGATAACCTTTGGATTTCCACCACGAACCCAAATCTGTTGGAATAGGGTGTCCAAATGGTCTAGTGAAAGAGTTCTACGGCTACCTGCGGCTCGGTCTGCGCCACAGTTTACTTCTGCGTTTGACCATGCGTTAGCACTTCGGTCAATGCTGTAAATATCAAGGTCATTTGCGCCACAGTGGTCTGTACCTGCTGATGCACCAGTTTCCATAGATGTTAGTCCACCGCTTGCGCCACCATCGTTACCAGTGATTCTGTCAAGTGACTCGAAATCGTTACCTGCAACTGTTTCAGCGTCTTCTGTCAACATCTTGTTGATGTGTTCTGCGTGGTGCTTACCCATTTCTTCCTTTAGTACTGAGCGAATGTCGCCTAGTCCGTCATCTTTGTCAGCCAAGAACATAGCAGTTTCACTCATATCGAATGTGTGAACAACTGTCTTAGGTTTTGCCGCAATATGTTGGAACACAGGTTTTGTTGTGTCCGGTAGAGTAGCGTTTTCTGCAACTCCGCCACCAACACTGAATGATGGTCTGTCAGTAATAACTCTCCAACCGCTTCTTTCCCACGGCCTCTTAGGTAGTACTGAAAATGCATTGAATTCTTGGTTCAATTGTGACCAAACTTTTCTGCCGTAAATTGCTTGGTAAGTACCTGCTGTAGTACTTAGCATTGGGGCATCTGCTTTCAATAACTCACTACCGGAGTAGGAGTAGCCCATAGCGTTTCCTGCACCGTAAAAGTATCTTTCCATATCTGTTATGTTTCTTATGTAATCTCTTGCCATATTATTCATCTCCTTTTTTTAATTTATTATCCTCAAGCACTCCTGTATACACTGTTTGCTAGTGTATGTACCTCATCCCAAGACATGTTGTTTAGGTCTTGAGTAGACGGGATTGTTACATTGTTAGAACTTACAGATTTTGCAATTGTTGTTCCTTCTGTGGTTAGGTTATCAATTCTTTCGGATAGTCCTTCAAGAGCCTTCATAACTTCACTAATTGGTTCACGAGCATCAAATTGAGCCTTTTCTGCTTGAGATTTTGCTACTGCTTGTTCTTCATTAAAGCGAGATGCGAAGTGTCCTTCTAGGTTGCCACGGAATTGTTGTTCCATAGCCGCCGCTTTGTAAACTTCATAAGCCGCTTCAATATCACTTGCTGAAACTTCATTAGGATTAATGTAGGATTTTGCAAGGTCAGCCGGTCCCATAGCACCTGCCGGTTGTTTTCCACCGCTTTGAGTTATTGCACTGATAGCACCAGTTGATGGGCTACCTGCTGTTTGTCCTCGGCCTCTAACTTGTCCACCGAAGTAATCTGCACCGTCTACTGTATCCGGGTTATCGAATCCACCAAGTTGTGCTTTTTCCATTTGGTCAAAGTGAAGTCTTGCTTCTAGGGTGTTTACACCTGCGGATTTAAGAGTGTCTTCCATCCAATTTAGATATTCAGCACTGATAACATCACTGTATTCATCACCTTTCATGTAATTCATTTTGTCATCTTTGTCTTCTTTCTTATCCTTCATTTCTTTCTTTTCTTCTTCGGCCTTCATCTTATCATCCTTCATTTCTTTCTTGTCGTCGGAATCATCTTTCTTACCCTTGATATGCTCTCGGAGTTGAGGTGGAATTTCACCTTTCTCCATAGCGTCAAGTCTTGCTTCTAGCCTGTTCATTACTGCGTTTAGGTCATTGTCTATATCTGTCATTTTACTCACATCTTCTTTTAAAATTCTAAATTGCGCTTCCGGGTTAATTCCTTTTTCGCAAATTGTAATTTCGTGGAGTTCCATTTTACTAATTTCTTGGTATTCTCCATGTTCTCCATCAGCCTTTCTAACACGCTTGAAAGCCTGTCCACCAATGGAAAATCCTTGCAAGTTACCCTTGCGTATTTCTGCGGCTACTTCACGAGCCTTTTCTATGTCGTTTCGTAGTTTACATACTACAAACATTCCTGTGTCGTCTACTTCGGACTTCCACATTCTCCCGTTGGAGTCAACATAACTGTCTATAACTTCTCCAACTTGTATATTAGAATGAGCCAATTGTACATTTCGGTACTTGTCACTCTTCATAAAACCATCAAATGCATTCTTTAATGCACCACGAGTAATTAAATCTCCTTGCTTATCAACAAGTTCTACAGATGCGTATCCCGCTACAATCAAATCGCTACCACTCTTTAGGACAGATAGCCCTGTGGATGGTCGCTGTAAGGTTAGCATCATTTTACACAACTTACTGTCATCCTACTTATAGTAAACTGATACTTTATGTGTTAAAGAAATCAACCTACTTTATTAAAATCGGACAACTGCGAAGTATTTTGTTTAACATCTATGTGTTTAATGGGTTTTTTTCCTTTATGATTACTTTTAGGCTCAATTTCTTTTTCGTCACTACGCTTTCTACCATCATAATCCGGCATAGTTTCTTCGTTAGCCAAACGAGTCGGACCACTTGGTGATTCTATAGGTGTAGCCATATCTATACCAAGCCCTTTTGGTCCTGTCCATGTCATTTTTTCTTTAGAAAGTTGGTCTAAAGCACGAGATATTATTTCTAATGCTTTCTTAGTAGTTGGTTTGAGTAACCGGTTATCATCATCTGCATCTAAAATACCTGCTGATTGTTTATCTTGGCGTTTACGACTTGGGGGTTTTTCATCTAACACATCTCTTTTTACTAAATGACCATTAAACATAAGTGGTGCTACGGCACCCCAATATGGGTACATACTTTCTGCTAATGTAATAGGATAATTTGACTTTAGCATACCACTCAATGCAGTAGAAGGACTTTCCAAATACCATAGGTTACCGTATTCCACAACATCATATTCTACAGTATCTATATCTTTTAGTATAACTTTTAATTTATTATTATCATACTCTATATCGTGTGGAACTAAAATAGGACTCAAAGATTTAGTAAGTATATCTAAAGATTCAGCACTAGCCGCACCTTCACCATCACCTTTACCAGTTATTTGCTTCATCTGTACATTGAAGACATTTCTTCCACCACGAGTTTTTTTAGTTACTCCTGTAATAGATACTCTAACTACATCTCCCACTTTGTATGAATCTGTTTGATTATGTATTGTTCCTATGTCCATGTACTCTTGTCCATTTACTTCTACTGCTCTATTACCTAGTTTTGAACCGTCTAATATTGGTCCTGCACCTAATCTATAAGTATGTGAATTATTACCTTTAACATCTAAAAC